TAAACTTTGTATTTATAGCAGGATTATCAAATATTAAATCATGTGCTTATATAATTAGAAAAGTTAATAATAAGTGTAGTGATTACTATGAAAATAAAAAAGAAGCAAAAATAACAAATGTAAAAATTGCGATGATTAATAGTGATTTTAAGATATCAGATACATTAAATATGACAAATTTTTGTGAATTATTATCAAACTATTCTGTACAAACAAACGGTAATTTTTTAAGTATAGTGTATCAACCTATTAAGTATCCTGCAATAAATACAAAGTTTATATGTAATAAATACTTAGAACAATATTTTGAACATGTTTATAAGTATTCACTAAAAAGAAAATTTGACAAAAGTATATCAATATTGATATTTAGATCAGGTAGTATAATAATAACGGGTGGTAATGATATAAATGATTATTTGGATGTATATAAATATATAATAAATATAATTAATTTAAATAATAAAAATTTATTTATTTGATAGTAATAAATATTAAAATGATTAATGAAAATGAATTAAGCAAATTGTTATTTATAGATAATAATAAATTAAAAAATAATAAAACTTTATTTGTAAGTCCTTTAAAAAAATTTATTAATAATATTTATCATAAATTTGAGATTCCTAAAGAAAGTTTTATTATTTCGTTATACTATTTATATAATTTTTATAACATTAATAAAAATGATAAATTATTAATGAATAATTTTTTTAACAATATTAATATTCATTTTTTTACTTGTTTAATAATTAGTTTAAAACAATTATACGATGAAATTTTTAGTGTAAAGTATGCATGTGATTTACTGAATATTAATTATTACGAATTTACGAAATATGAATTAGTTATTTTAAAAGGAATTAATTGGAATACATCATATGCTAGTAATAATTTTATAACATTTAAAAATTCGGTGGAGAATTATATGGGTTTACAGATGCACATGGATTATTTAGATTAAATATATCATTGTTGTAATTATTTGGATCATTGAACATTTTAGGTACAAAATTTGGATTTGTATCTCCTGCATATAATTTTTGCTGCCACATACTTGCTTTATCTCTGAATGCACAATTAGTAGCATTTGTTTCAAAGTTAGCACCAGGTATAATACAGGAATTACCATCTCTTCCATGTGATTGAATTGGTGTATATTCAACAAATGCTTTATTGTTTGCTTTTGCTTTAGCTTTTGCTTCATTTAATAATTGTTTATTAATATGATTTACTGAACCAGTAAATTGCTGTGGTATTTCTTTTCTTACTGTAAATACATCTTCTGATAACATAGTTGGTAATAATGTGAAGCAACCAGGTTCTTCGATTGGAATATCTGTATTACTTAATTTTCTTAGTCTTACTCTACCTTTTTCTCCAGGAAAGTTTACATTATGTCCACCAAATTTAAATATACTTAAGTGATTAATAAATGTTTCTAGTTCTGGGTGACCTTGATTAATAGCAGCAAAATTGCGTTGCATATTAAAAATCCATGTATATTTACTACCCTCTTGTAATCCCATAAAATAATTAAAATTAATATTCATTTCATTATCTCCATGTTTTAAAAATAAGTGTGGATAATGATTTTCAATTTTTCTCATCATTTTTGATCTCGGGAATTTATTTAGTGGTGTACCTGGATTTTTTCTTGCAAAATCTTGCCAATTCATTTTCTTAATTTCTTGACTATAAATTTGCATTACTACTAATGCTTCATTAAATTTGAATAAATCATTTTGTATAAATTCTTTTAATTTAGGTGACATAATTTCTCCTAATGTCAATGAATTAGTTCCTGAAAAGACTTGGAATGAAGTATCGAGACCTTTTAATCTCGGTGTATTATTTTTAGGCATAGCAACAAAGTTTGTATTCGCAGAACAAAATAAATTTGACCCAGTACCATTAAAAACTGTTCCATCTTTTTGAATTTCTCCGTCTTTTTTGTAGAAGTTTTCACCTGGAGTGAAATATTCAGGATTTTCTAATGGTGGATAATTTGTTTTATCATTTATAACATCAGTAGATTTTGTAAATCCTTGTGGAATCATATTAAAAGTTTCTGTTAAACATGATGTTCCAATTAATTTCATTGAATCTAAATCAAATATACCAAATTTAAGTTGCTCGTGAAATACTTTAATTTTGTGATGTCCATCTGGTCCTTTACTGTCATTTGGTATAATGCAAATTGGATTGATATAATTCCAAGAAGTAATATCATTGTTTGCATAATTAATTGGTAAATCGACTCTTAATTGTTTAATTTGTCTAGAATAAATATCACCATCCTCGCGATTTTTAAAATTACCGTGTTTAATTTGTTCCATCTCATATACAGTTCCAGTTCTGTATGGACTAGTACCACCAGATTCATAGAAGACACCATTTTTGAATGCTTCTGCATTTAACATATTTGTAGTAGTTAAATATTCTTTACCATAATTTTGAAAGTTATTTCTAACATTATTAGTATTTGATAAAACTAGTGTTGGATTATGAATATGACCATGTAAAGGTAAATCTCTAACTGACATATCTTCTTTTACAGCAGAAACACCCGCTGAATTCCAATCTGTGAAAATTGTAGCACCAGGTTGTCTGAACTGCCAAAATTCCTTGAAAACATTAACATTATCACCTTTAACTTTAATGTTAAAAGTGTCTTTTAATCTAGGTAAATTCGCATTCATTGGTCCCAGTGCTGCTTTTTCGATAGTATCAAACTCCCGCTGAAAATATGCCTGACCTAATTCCGATTCTAAAATTGATTTGTATTGATGTGCTTGTAATTGATTATTATCTGAATATCTTGATAGAGTAGATGAATATTCTTTAAATGGTAAAAATTCAGTTTCTGTACTCATAACTATTTATAAATAATATATTTTTTAATTTTGTTTTTTTTACAAATTATAAAAAAAAATATATTAATTTAAGAAATTCAAAATTTTAAATAAATCATTAATTATTTAATCTTCATCACTTGATGCTTCTTCAATTAAAACTTCTTCTTTCAATGTTTGTAAATCAATTACCTTTTTACTATTACTTTTATTACCTTGTTTAGATTGTTTTTGTTGTTCAATTGTGGGTAAATTTTCAACTTCTTTTTTAATAGTTGTACTTACTGGTGTAGGTAGGCTGTTAGAACTACCTTGTATCGGAAAATTTGTTTGAATAACTGTTGTTGGCATCATTTCACGTTGTTGAGGTTGAGTCGGTAGTGTAGATTGTACCTGTAACTGCTGTGCTTGTTTTTCTTGTTGTGTTTGTTGTTGTGTTTGTTGTTGTGCTTGTTGTTGTGCTTGTTGTAACTGTTGTAACTTCTGTGCTTGTTTTACTTGTTGTTCTTGACTTTGGTCTCTTTCTGGAGACATTTGTGATACAATAGTATTAGATTCTCTGCTATTTGAATTTTGAATTATATAACTCATTTGATTAATTTGAGAAATCATAGAATTGAATTTTTTACCGTTAATTCCATTTAATTCGGATTGTTCTTTCACAAAGTTAGTAAATTGTTTTTCAATTTTTGATACAGAATCACTATGTGAATTTAATGTTTGAATTTTTTTAAATAATAAATAACACACAACTAAACATACTAATCCAATAATTAATGGAGCATATTGTAATAAAATATTACTTGTATTACCTAGTTTACTTACGTTACTAAATGTTTTTGCAACTTCTTCAGTGACTTTTTCTTTGCCCATTTTATAAATTTATTATATTTTAATTGAAAATTATTTAACGTACTATTTATTCTGGGTCATTTTCATTTGAATCTGTATTTCTAATATCAAGACCCATAAAATATGTTCCTGTAATATAATCACCAATTTTTGGTGGATATTTTCTTTTTGTGTTTTTCTTAATGATAATAGAATTATTTGAAAATGTTGTTGAATAAAAGTCAAATGACCACTGTTCTTTTCCTAAATTATTTTCTCTACAATGTTCATTAAATGCCTGTTTAAATATTTTTTCTGGAATATATAACTCTTTATCAAATATAATTTTATCAGATTTTAAGAAGTGCTCCAGTATATTTGTGGTCTGATCCATTTCATTTTTATTTTCATGAAAATACTCTGGTAGAATTTTCCAAATACCTTTATCACCATATCTATTTACTGCCCAGAGATAACCTGTAATACACATTTTCATGATAATTGGTATTTCTTTTTCTAATTTTTTATCAAGATTTTGGTCAACATCAATTACTTTCTTTGAGAAATTTACAACTGCTGTTCTACGAGATACTTGACCACCCATATTTTTATATTTAATTAATGAATTACCTGCCATTGCCATAGGAACTTTCCAATATTCAGATTCTGCATCTTTATACTTTTGTGCAAATGAATTTTTTCCACCTTCACACATTAATTGCCAATCTGTTTGTTCTAGTTTACAATCTCCTTGCATCTCAGGTGCTAGAACTAAGAATTTGTTAATATGTGGTTTTAACCCATATTGTTTTTCAATATTATTAGGAATAATTCCAACATCATCTTCTTCATACCATTTTTGAAGAATTTTTGTTAAAATTGTACTTTTACCTGCATTTCCTGCACCAAGTAAATACATTAGGATTTGCCAATTTTCCATTTCTCCTATATCATATGCGCATTTTCCCATGAAAATACAAATCCATAACTGAACATCTTCTGAGAATTCTTGATAATCTAAAATTCTTTTGAAATTTGGACAATGTTTCATAATATCAAACCATGAATCTTCTTTTATTTCTGTAAAGTCATTAAATTCATAATTGAAATATTTACTTGCAACTGTTTTTGCTGATAAATATTCACTTTTTACACCATATGGAACAAATAATGTTCCCCATATTGGTTTATCTTCTGTTCCTTTATTGATTTTTGTAAGAAATACTCCATTTTTATATGAAAATATATGTCGGTCTTTTACAAGTTTTAATAGTTCATCATCTGGGCAATCTACTAAATATTCAATTGCTTGTTTTAAATTATTACTTCCTGCTGTTAAATTTTTCCATTGATCAAATTTACCAAAACTTCTTCTGCACTTATCATGAATAAATTGTTTAATTTTCATATGTGGTTCCCATGCAAATGTATCATAAGTTGTTCCCTTGATTCTTGTTTTAATTTTTTTATACAATGAATCATTATATTTTGCATATTCTGCTTCTGATAGTTCCTCAAGTAAAAATAATAGTAGATTTTGAAAAGATGTATTTTTTTCATAACTAATTGGCACAAACTTAAATAATGCTGATGTATCTTCATTTAATTGATATGAATAATGCTGTTTATTTGTTTGAATTAGTAAATAATGTGTACGCAATAAACGTTCTGAATAATAAATTTTTTCAAGTAGTTTCTCCCAACGAAGTCTATAGTTGTTACTGTCATCTTCATCATCATCACTAAAACCAACAAGTTTTTTAAATTTATTTTGGACTCCTAAAATCTCCCAGATAATTTTATTTTTTTCTGTCTCAATAAAATTAATATCAATATCATTAAGACTGTTTATGTTAAAATTATTTGCAATTTTTGTGAAACTACTAGTAATATCATTTGTAATTTTCCATTTTTCTTCTAGATTTTCAAAATACTCTACAATAGAAGATGGGTCCGAATGTTCTAATTGTTCATTGATATGATTTGCCCATTCTCTATTCTTTTCAAAATCCATATTTAATTAATAATATTTTATTTTTTTAAGTATATATTTTTATTGTAAAATTTTTGGACTACAAAATTTACGTAATAAAATCAGTCTAAAATTATTACTATAATTAAATATAATTTTCGTTTACTTACGTTTACTTACGTTTACTTACGTTTACATATTTAAAGATATAATTAATAATAACTATAATGAAAACTTATCTTCATTTTTCAACTGAAGGTGAAGTCACGGAAATAAAAACAAAAGATAAATTATTTAAATGTGAAAATTACAAAGATTATACTTTTATAGAAAATATTACACATAATTCTCATAACTTTATTATTCTTTTTAATAAAAATGCAAATGATAAAAAAAATATTACATCCTTACCGTTTTATAAAAAAGAATTATTAGGAGATTTTGTATTATTTATTGTTGATAATGAAAATAATATTAAATCTCTAACTGAAAATAAATTTTTAAAATTTATTAATGTTTCTCAAAAAAGTATTAACGACTATTCATCAGATGATTTTAATCTGTCAGATGAGTAAATGAATGCACATTATTTATACCCTTTTTAGTGTCTTATTTTCTTTATATTCTCTATTTTCATATACGAATTTAAAAAGTGTCTCTGCTTTTTCTTCAGCATTAGACTTTTTAAATTCATCATCACAGTTTTCTTGAAAAAATTTAATGATATTTTGTCTAATTGTTTCTTTTGATAATGGAACTACGTTCTTAGATTCTTTATATAATAATGCACCTTCTGATAATTTACACTCTGCAATTTCATTTGTTTCCATAAAAGAACAAATAGTATTTTCTAGAGTTTTTTTAGTTTGTTTCAATTCTTTTAATCTTGACTGCAATGGTTTCATTTTTTCATTAATTGTTCTAATTTCTGAATCAATAGTATCAAATCGTCTAACTTCACACTTAAAATGATCAATTGTTGAATCTGCCATTTAATTTTTTAATTAAAATAATTTTTAAGTAACTTTTAAATAATTTTAAATAATTTAATTGCTTGATAAATTTAAACTAATAAATTTTCTACACATATAATAATTGGATATACACATAATTAATAATAAAAAAATTACAACAATTAAATATAATTTTATAGGATTTATTATTTTTGAGATAATATTCATTACTTTATTTTTATTACTTTCATCTAAATTTACAAATGTATCAATTAATGAATTTAACATTTATTATTAAGAAATTCTTTTTTTAATAATTTATTAACTTATATTTTAATCACTAAAGTCTTCATAGTTATTATCGTCATAATCATTATCATCATCTGAAAATTCTTCAACATCAAATTCATTATCTTTTAAATTTTCACTATTCTTTTCATCTTCTTCGTCGTCTTCTTCGTCTTCGTCCTCTTCTTTGTCTTCTTTGTCTTCTTTGTCTTCTTTGTCTTCATTTTCTTCATCTTCATTGTCTTCGTCATTATTTTTCAATAATTCTTTTATTAAAGTAACTTTATAACTATCAGATGATTTTATAGATTTATTAGATTTATTAGGTCTAGTAGATTTACTAGATTTACTTAATTTTTTATGAATGAGTACTTTTCTTTTAAGTATATCTTGCACAATTTCATTTTTTGTCCATTTTAACGGATCATCACCTCTTTTAATTCTTTTAAATATTTGTTCTTCATTTTCATAATCATAATCAAATTCTCCGATAGTATGTGAAAAATATGATTCTTTGTCCATATAAATTTTAGTTACATTATTTGGTTTTCTAGAAAGTCTTGTTTTTAATTCTGATAATGACTCAATTGTTGGATCATGTGAATGATAACCAATTATTTTTAAATAGTAATTTAAATTTCCAAAGTAATTAGAACTTTTAATATAGTAGTATTCAAACATATCATTAATTTTATTACGTATATCTCTATGAGTTAATATTTTATCATCATTTTTGTCTTTATTTACAATAGGACTATTTATTTTCATTTTTTCTTTGTCTTCTTCTTGTACGTTTACTACTTTTTCATCTATTAAAATTTTACTATTAAAATCACATGGTTTTTTCTTAGAATTATCACTTAATAATCTATTACATTTGTTAAAATTATACGTTTGAGTATATTTTTTACCATCTATTTCAGTTATTGAAGTTTTTTTATAGTAGAAACACAATTCGTTACAATTACACTTCAGCATAATTTGCACAGTACTTATATAATTTACTAATTTCTTAAGTTAATAAATTTTTGTAAATTTACAATTTTAAAATTACTAAAAGAAAAATAAATTATATATATTAATTTGCTTCAAAATGATTGAAATTGATAAATTTATAAATTGTATTATTTCACTTGGTAAAATTAAAAATTTTATTATTGAAAACAAGACTCTACAAATTGAAAATTTACGAAAGTTTCATAATTTTATCAAGTTGAATATAATACTTGATGCATGTAAAAGAACAAATGCAAAAAATTTACTAGATGTTGCCTGTGGTAGAGGTGGTGATTTACAAAAATGGATAAATAATAAAAATAATTTACAATATATTTTAGCATTTGATTCTCACAAGGAATCCATATTTAGTTCACTTAAAAAAGGTGATACCTTTGATGGAGCAATTGCAAGATTTCAAAATGTAAAACAAAGTTTTAGAGGTAAAATGCCCTACATTGTATTCAAAAATTTAAGTGTTTTAGATAATAATATATTAGAAAAACTAAACTCAATTGATTCAAATAAAAAATATGATGTAGTTTCTTGTCAATTTGCATTACATTACTTTTGTGAAAATGACAATATTCTTAATAATGTATTAAGTGTAATATCAGTAAAATTAAGAAAAGGTGGATTATTTATTGGTACTGCAACTGATGGAGATTTAATTTACAAAATTCTTAATAATGGAAATGTTAATATACCATTACTATCACTTCTAAAAAAAGATTTTAATAATTATCTATTTTATATTCAAACTGAAAAAAGCAAAGTTTTGACAAGACAAAACTATTTTGAACTACAAGGTGTATCATCAGAATTTTATTTATTTAAAGAAAAGTTAAGAAATATTGCTTTGCAAAATAATTTACAATTAATTGAATACAAATCATTCTATGAATGGTATCAAATTTATAAAAAAACCAAATCATTTCAGGAATTAACTATATATGAAATGGTAATTAGTTTTCTTAATTTTTCATTCATATTCAAAAAAATATAAATAAATAAAAAAAATTATAAAATTATATTAATAATTACATAATGGAATGTATAACAGTATTATTAATTATTTTAACAATTTTAATTATTTGTTCGCTTTTTTCTATCGATCATTTTAAACCAATTAATTCATTAAACATTAAATATAATGCAAAAAATGTTAGAATTCCAAATCAGTTAGAAAAACCAAGTAAAATAGAACTGTCATTAAGAGAAAAAATTAATGCAGAATTAAAAAATAGTCCGTTAGTTTGGGAAAATCAAATGTATTCAATTCCAAATTATTCATATGTTGGACCTAAAACACCATGTAAAAATGATTCACACTGTGCTATAACAGCAGAATGCAATCATGATTCTAATGTCTTTGATAGAGAACAGGGTATAGGTGTTTGTACTGTTAGAGTTCCTGATAAGACTGTTTTTGATATTACATTTTAAATAAATTTTAATAATTAAATTTAATTTAAAAAAAATTTTTTTATAGATATTAGTTTATGGGTTTGTTGGGAGGTAAAAAAAGTGCTAAAAGTATTAAATTAGATGATTATGTTGAAAATAAAATTTCAAATTTAAATAAATTAGTTAAAGATAATAAAACATTAATTACTTGTACATTATTAGTATGTACTTACTATTTTGTTAAAAATAATTTTTTAGTTTAAAATTTATTAAACATGATATATATGAATAATTAATTATTAAGTAATCTAATGTTCCATATGGGGCTCGAACCCATGACTTTCGGCTCATAAGACCGACGCTCTAACCAACTGAGCTAATGGAACATTACATTACTTGATAATTTAATATAAAACATTCTTTTAAGTACTT